TTGATTTCTTTTAGAAACAATTAGAGCACCATCTTTAAATAGTATAGTACCGAGTGTTACCTCTCCTTCTTGTTCGTCTACAAATGGTGAGTTCATATTTGTAGCGTAACGTAGCTCTCTTTGTTTGTTGTTCTCTTCATCGTACCATAGCATAGGCTTTTTAGCACTGTGCTTAGATGGTATTCTCAATGTTAATGGTTTATACCTACCTGTTGCAAGATAAGTTCTATCTTTAATTTCCCAACCTTTTTCTACGCTTGGGACTTCTTTTTCTTTTGACATAATATAATATAATAAAATTGATAAAAGTAATAATTACCCCCGTCGATAAGACGAGGGTAAATACTACATAACTAATTACTACTTAGTAAACAATACAAAGTTGTTAGCACCTTGCACACATAAACATCTTTCAGATAGGAAGTTTACTTCCATCGCATCAAGATCAGATGTGTAAGCACCACCAACAGATCCAGTCAACCAAGACTTCATACGACGATCGTCAGTTTGTGACGCTCTGTATCGTACGTGTAAGAATGGACGACGGATGTTAGTACCTAGAATTTGATCATATACAGTAGATGTACCGGCAGGAACTAACACTCCATCAATAGCACTTACGCCATATCCCGGAGGAATTAATCCGTCTTCGATAGCACCACGTGTAGATGCGTCATTTAGATATTTCCAGTCAGTTTTGTAGAAGTCATATGAACCTCTGCGGAAACCACTAAATCCAAGGTTTAACGCCATGTCTTCAGAGTTTTCAAATAGTCCATAAGCTGTACCACCATTACCACCGTTAGAAATTCCAGCAAGCATATCATCAAAACCTAGCGAAGTTTCGCGATTTAAGAAAAGCATGTTTTCTTCAATAGCACCTTGCGTATCTAAGTTTCTTAGAATGTTGTCAAATTCTCCAAGTGCACTAGCAGCAGCGTTAAAGCCAGATTCTACATTACCACGAGATTGAATAGCAGCAAACAAACCTTCTGTACCTTTAAAGCCAGCGTTAAAAGCAGAGCCAGCACCTAAAGTGTCATCAGCTTTTTCACCTTCAACTACGCTCATTTCAAGATAATCTTCGAAACGTAGGCGAGTTTCAGATTCAGCTTTTAGATACCATAGATATCCTCCAGTTCCATCTTCAGTAGCAACCTCAACCCAACCGATCTGAGCAGTGTCAGAACCAGATACTACATATTTATTACGAATAATAACTGGTGAGTTAGAAAATTGAGTGAACGCAGGATCTACACTTACATATCCATTGGCAGCAGCAGCTGCAGTGTTGTTAGGTGTAGAAGAACCTTTTGCATATTCAGAACCAAATACAAAGATTTTAATTCCAGTTGTAGCAAGCGCAGCAGTTGTAGTAGCATCGTAAGGAGCAACAGTAAGTGCACCAGTAGTTAGGTTAGATGCAGTTACAACACCTTTGAGCTCGTTACCAGCACCATCTAAAGCTACGATAGTAGACTGTGGAGAGATAACGTTCTGTACGTCAGCAGCAACAGGAATAGTAATTGTATTAGTTTGATCATTAGTACAACCCTCATAAGAGATGTGCAAACGATTTTGTTCAGACCAGATAACCTGATCAGAAGTCATAGGCATTTCAGCTCCTACCATACGTAAGAAACCAGATAACGTGCGGTTTCCATAACGCTCTACTTCTTGTTCGTAGATCTCAGGTAGATACTGTTGTGCGAATGTATCAGAATCACCAGTACCAGTTCCTCCGTTAAACGAAAGGAAGTTAGTATCTAGCAATTGTTGTGATTGACTTGGGACAATACTCCCAAATAAAGGACTTACAGCCATAATTATTTATTTTATTTTTTGATTGTTATTTTTTTAACTTTTAATTTTGAAGAGTCAACACCACTAATAGCTTTAACTTTTAATCCATTAACAAATACTTCACCTTGTGCTGATTGTCTTGGTTCTGTCGAGATGTTTTTCGACTTAGCCATTACGTCTTTAACAGCGTCAGCTTTTCCTTGCTCATAAAAATGTTGAGCTAAAGTGTCAGAGTTTCGCGCTGCATATAAAGCTTTGTGATAACCTTTGACATCAGATATATTTCCACTTTCGTCTAAGAACGTCTTGACGAAGTCTGCAATATCCATTTGTGCCTTAGCTACGTTTTCAGGATTTTTAACACCATACCTAAACTTTTTATCTCCAACTGAGAAATCAAAACCTTTGAAATCATTAGAAAAAAGTTCATTAGTTGTACTGCTAAAATGTTCCTGTTTTTGCTTTACAGTTTGTTGCTCTTCACTGTATCGATTAAAAAAGTCTACGGCTTTTTGTTGTTCTTGGGTTACGCTTGGTCTCAACTTGATCTCATCGTAATACTTACCCTTTAGTCCTTCCAAAAAGCTTTTGGCTTTTCCAACTTCTTCTTTAAACGCAATTTTCTTTTTGCGTATATCTTTATCCTCGTCTAATTCTTCATCATAATCAAAGTCTTCTAATAAAAGACTTACATCCTCATGATCAAGATGCGGTCGTGTTTGTTTATAATATTCTCTAACTAACGTATTATTATCTACGCTAGAGTAGTCTGCGTTAAGCCGCACATAATCAGCGACTGTACCACCAGTTTCTTCCATAAACGAAACTAGCTTTTCAATATTTTCTGGTAGCGGTTTACCTGTTTGCTCCGCTTTTTCTACAGCTTTTTCTACAGCTTGTACAGTTTCATCAACCTCTTCTTCATCAACTAATGTTAATGGAGATTCTACTGTTTCTTCGGTGGTCCGTATTTCTTCAACCACTTCTTTGCTGTCGCCACTGTCTTCGGGCTTTTCGACAATAGCATTGCTATCATCTGTCTCTTGTGTTTGAACGGCATCTTCTTTTTTTATTTCTACTTTAGTAACTTCAGGTATAACTTCACCTTGTGCTTCAACCGATGTTTTTGGTATTTCAACTTTAGTTACTTCATTTGCTTTACCTAAGTTTTTAGGTTTAGAAGGGGTTTTTATTTTAAACTCTCCTTCTTGTTTTACTTCTTCTGACATAATATAATATAATTAAATAATTGAAAATTTTTTTATCGAGGCTCAAACTGTTCAAGTCCAAATCCTCCTAACGCGTCATTACCAGACGATTCAAAGTTTTTAGGCAGCTCATCATTCTGTCTTTGCGAAATCATTTCAGATTGTTGTGTGCCTATAATTTTAGCACGTTTGTCTTTACGATCTTCTATTTCTTTCTCTCTAGTAGTCTCAGCATCAACTCTGGCTTTAGCTAATTGCATGTTATATCCAAACTCTTGCTCCATTAGCATTTGCTTTATTTGAGCTTCGCGTTCTAATTTTTGTATTTCAAACTGAGACTTACCTTGTTCCAACTGCAGCTTAGTCTCTGTAAGAGCTTGTTGTTTTTGCACTTCTGCCAAAGCGGCTTGTTCAGAAGCTTGAGCGTTTGCTTGCGCTTGCGCTTGAATATTTGCTTGCTGAGCAGCAGCGGCTGCTTCAGCTCGTTCTTTTTGTTTTTGTTTTAGATATTGATTAGCTAGTTTAATATTTTTAATCTGTCTAATATCTATAGCATCTTCTAAACCTATTTGACCACTTTGCAAAGCTACTTGTATATTTTGTTCTAACAACTGTTGCTCTTCATGGTCTGGTTCTAACTCTAAGAAAATACCGAACTCATGCATGTTTAATTTTTCTATTTCTTGCAATGAACCTACGTTGTATTGATTTATACAACTTATCAAAGCGTTTTTGGTGAGAGGAAAGCTTAACATATCTGCAGCTCGTAAACTTATATTTTCAGCGGCTCTAATAGTTAGATACATAAGAGACTGTAGTATGTGTTTAGTAGCAGTGTTTGACGCTGCTGCAGCTAGCTTCTGCAGTCCTACTAAAGCATTTTTGTCTGGCTGACTACCATCACGAGCTTCATTTAACCCTGTTACGTCACGTATCATTTGTAAGTAGTATTGATACGTTTGTACTAATGCACCTATTTTAGCTTGACCATTTGAAGTCTGCAGTTCTTGAATAGGAACCTTACCAGGATTAATATCACCATCAACTGTCTTAGATCTACCAACTATACTACCAGTCTGGAAGTACATGTTTAAAGCTTCTTGAGGATTATAATTTGTACCATTACCAAGATCAACTTCTGATAAACCATCAACATCTACAAATACACCATCTGGTACCATACGAGATAATACTTGTTGTATTTTTAAATGAGTAAGTTGAATCATATCAGCAAAGCTTACACACTTACTTACTAAGCTTTCTATCCTACCTTTGTACATACGAGGTGCCGATATAGCATAGTTCATTTCAACTTTAGTTTGATCGCTATAAGGTCTTGACATGTTTTCAGCTAATTGCCATTTTAACATTTTCTCATGACCTAATATCTTAGCACCACTATATAAAACCTCTATAGCTCTATGCACTCTTTCAAAGTTATCGTTATCAGGTGGATTAAAATCACCTGGCTTTTCTAAAGCTTTTTCTAAACCTTGATCTGTTTGTTTGATTTTAAATACTTGATTGTTATATGTTTTGTATTCAAAATAAAGAACCTGTATATTATTGTAGTTGTCGTCTTGACCTCTGTAATTTCTAGTGTAATTAGAATCACCTGGGTATTTTTGTATTTCATCTAACTCAGCATCAGTTAAATACGGAAATTGTTTTTTAACTTCTTCTAAACTTACGTTTTTAACTTCACCTACATAATATATATCTTCAAAATTAGGATCTTCTGTATAAGAATAAACTAAATTAGCTGGGTCTACATAATCAACGGTAATACCATTTGCTAGATTAAAATCTGTTTTAACAGCTGATATACCTAATACAACTAAATCGTAAGCTAACCTCTTTTTTACTTCGTCGTATTTATTATAATTAAATATATTTTCAATTAACTCTTCTTCAGCTATTTCAATAGACTGCTTGTAGCTTAATTGCATGTACAGTTCTAATTCTTTTTCGTCGTTTGGTAAAGCTTCTGGATTTACACTAGAATAAAAGTTTTGTCCAGTTAGTTCGTTTAATTGTTCTATTTGGTTTCTGCTTTCCATGTCTTGCACGGCATCAGAGATGTATTGAGTTCTTTGTTTTAATGCAAATGGATCATTAGCAAATGATTTTATTTCATAACCTTTATCAGTCATACCGTTGACAACAATATCAACAAACTTAGATAACACAGCGACTGGCTTCCAATCTAAATTAAGATAAGACAAATCACCGTTAATAGATAATTCATCTTTGTATTTTGCTACAGACTGCTCGCCTCTAGCGTACAATCTTAATCTGTGGAAATCTTGCCAATTGTTTCCAAAGCGACCACCAGCTCCTAAGCCACGATCACCTCTGAACCATTCATTTTCAATGGCTCTACCAACTTGATAACCGTAGTCTAAAGTATTCTTTTCTGCGTCTGGTACCACCTGACTTGGAAACGAACTATTAACATTAGTGTAAATCATCTATTTTATTATTTTTGATGTATGACCTGTATTGTCGTACTTGCCGAAGCTTAAACTAACTGGATCTTTTTTTACTAATTGAACTGGAGTATATTTGTTTTTATTGCAAGCCATTATAGCTAACCCTGAACTTATTGTTGCATCAAACTTTGTTCTATTGTTTATATTGAACTTAGCCCAATCCTCTAGTGTTCTTTGAAAATACATATCTCCATATTCATTTTCTTTTAAACCTACATAATCTTCTATGTAAGATTCAATAGCAGCAGCGTGTGCTTGCTTAATATCTTCTGATGAGTTAGGTATTCCACCTATCTCTCTTTCTGTAACTGAAAGCTTGTTGTGAAGTTTATCAGGTCTATTTATAGAAAACCTTCTATAACCTCTACGCTTTAAATAGTACAGTAATCTTGGTTTGTTATTCTCTGCTAGTATAGGCATACCATAAAAATGTAATGCCATAAGTACATCTTCAAAGAATATTTCTGCTGTTGGTGGTCTTGATATATATTCTAAGAAAAACATATTAAACGGAGCGTCTTCCATACTGAACTTAGTTAAACCATGCAAAGACCCTTTAGATCCTTGCTTGTCTACAGTTCCTGATATATCATAAGAGTCACAACCAAAAGCACCGATATGTTCATTGCCAGGATATTTAACTCCATTTTTTATTATTACACGATTTTGCAGATTTGCAGGTGGAATCCAAGAAACAAGAAATCTACCATTTTTTTCAGGATAAAAATTAACTGTAGTATCTTTAATCCCACCAGCCCATTGAAAGTTACCTTGTGTAACTAAAACTTTATTTTTAACATCTTCATTGTAATCTATCTGTTCATATAATTTAGTTAGATTAAATAAAGATAATTTTGCTTCATCTCTAAACGCATGCTTTTCTGTTCTTGGAAACTGACGGTAATATTCGTTTAAACCGTCTTGATCATCTTTAAGACCATCAACTTCATTTTCCCAATGTTCTATAACACCTGTTGTTATTAAGTCACCCTGTGGGTCTTTAACTGCGTCTTTTGGCGTTTCGAATACAGGTAATCCATAAGCGTCAATGAATCCTTCGTAGTTCCATTCCATAGGTATGAACAAAGAATATAATCCTGAGCTAGTCTGTCC